CACCAGCCTGCGCGGTCACCACACCGGAACGGCCAAAGACGCTGGCTACCATGCCGGGAATGTTCGCCGTCCCGGTTACCGTCAGATTGGTAATAGTCGCCGTGGTTGCCATCAGAGTGGCAAGAGTTGTCGTCCCCTGAAACGTCTTATTGCCACTGAACGTCTGACTGCCGGTATTCACCACGCCCCGCGCCGTGGGCGAAGCATCGGGCACATGCAGCGTCATAGTCGCGCCCAGCGCCACCGGCGATCCGCTCACCGTCACGTCGCTACCGATGCCATCCACCGCCAGATTAATGGTGTTCGGACTGACGTTGACCATGCTGACGTAAGTCGGTGCCCAACGCGATCCATCCCACTGCAGGAACTGTCCCGGCTGCGCATCGAGACTGGTTAACTGTGTCGGCGAGATCATCAGCGTAGGCGTCGGCGGAAAGCTCACCCGCACTTGCCCCAGAGTCACGGTCGGCAGATTCGGCACGATCCATTGCTCAACGTACACTTTGCCGTTTTCTAACTCATACTTGGCGTTGTAATAGTTCCCGCTTGGCAGCGCTCCGGCGTTGCTGTACAGGCTGAGCGAAATGCGTCCGTCCACGATCTCGTAATCCAGAAGACCGCCCGCCGCGTTGACGCTGCCGATAGTGAAGGCCTCCCAATAGACCACCAAGCGCCCATTGGCCAGCGATCCATCGGCATAAGTCAAGGTGTCTTCAATACTGGTCATAACGTTTAAGGCGAAACCCAGATCGCCATGATGTTGGTGCCCACATTCGCCGACGAGCCGCCGCTGACATAGGAGATGGCCTGAAAGGTCAGAGTGGCAGGCGCACCGGTGTACATGCCTTGCGCAAGAATCGTGGCAGCGAATATCCCGCTAGCGGCAGGGACTTCGAAGTCCCCGATGATGCCAATGTCGGTAGCGCCCGCCAATACGCGCACCGTGGTATGCGCAGCAGTCGGCTGACCGCCCTGAGTCACAACAAGCTGGACAAAGACGGCGTAAGTCCCCGAATACGGCAAAGACAGACTCGCCAGACTGGTCCACGAGTTGTAATTGATCACCGTGTTACTGGAAATCGCTGCGCGATTGACCCAGTTATTCTGGAAGGCCAGACCGTTCACCTGATACTGGCCGGTGATGTTGACATTCCCGGTAACCGTCAGGCCGCCGTTCAGCGCCGTACTACCGCCAACCGTCAGTCCCTTGCCGCCCGCAATCGCCAGCCCGGTCCCCGGCGTCCATTTGAGATTCGCGTCCTGCGCCATCAGGCTCGAACCATCGACAAACAACACGCATTGCGCCGTGCCGCTGACAATCGGCGTCCCGATGTTGATGTTCACCCAGGCCAGGGCCCCGCTCACCGTCCCTAAAAACTGCCCGTTGGCCCCCAGGCCGAGACGCCCCAGGTTGCCCGCGCCGGTGCGATACAACAGGTCGCCCGTCTGATCGCCGCCCAGGTTGACCGTCAGCGCGCTGGTCGTGATGGTGTTGGCGGTGGCTCCCGCGTTGAACGCAGCCGCCGCTGCAAACGTGGTGGCCGCATTGAACGTAGCCGCCGCGCCGAATGTCACTGCCACCGTATTGAACGCAGCTCCGGCATTGAACGTGGCCAATGCGCCGAAAGTCGTAGGAGCGCTGGCGTTAAACGTCACCGCCGCCCCGAACGTAGTAGCTCCGTTGAACGTCATGGTGCCGCCGAACGTCACCGCGCCGCTGAACGTCACCGATCCGCCCACCGTCATGCCGCCCGACACCACGAGCGAGGTGATGATCTGCAGGCTGTTCAACTGCAGATCGTCAATCAGACCGGTCACCCCGGCTACCGTGCCCGCACCGTCGCAGTAAATAATCGCGCTCTTGCCGTTCTTCAAAGTGAAGGAAGGTCCGGTGCTGCTGATCCCCTTGAAGAACAGATCGTAAGGGCCGCCGCTGGTGGCGGTAGTTTTATTGGTCACGAAATAGATCTTGCTGGCCGTATTGGGCGAAATCCGTATGGTAGCCGCGCTGGCAATCACGCCGGTAAACGTGATCACCTTGTTGCGGCCCTCGCTGTCGTTGCCAGGATCGGTGATCAAGTCGTAACCCGACGCCGAAAGCGTCACATTGAGGCCGCCATCGGTCGCCTTGTCGATGAAGTCGTAACTCTTATTAGCCGTTTGTCCCCAGGTTCCGGCCTGCTCGCCGGTCGCCGGTTTCTCCAGTCCGAGATTGGTAGTCCAGGTAGACGGCATACAGCTACTCCTTCACTGCCCGGGGCGGAGAAGCAGGCAGCTTCCAGGACACGCGCTGCGGACGCGGAACCGCGCGCCACCGGCCCATCACGCCCGAAGGACGCCCCCACATTCCGCCCACCGTCACATAGCCCAGAACGCAGACCAGACCGGGCGTCCAGGTAGAAGCAATCACCGAAACTGTGGCTCCATTGCTCATAAAATTCGGATCAGCGCCGTGGATGCGCCCGGCGGCGGAAACTTGACGGTGAACGGCCCGTGGTTGGAAGCCTGATCGCTGCCGAAATCCAGCACCGCGACCGCCCGCTGCTGTTTCGACTGGTTGTAGATCAGCGCGCCCCTGGCAACAATCACCGAGTTATCCCAGGTGGCATCGTCAAACGTGGCGAAGGCCGTGCGCGAATTGGGATCGAGAAATACCTGGGCGTTGACCAGCAGGCTCCCGCCCGCCGTATAACCGGTGGCCGTCACCTCGCCCTCGGTCAAATAAACCGTGGTGGCCGGACCCAGCGGCGCGGTGGCCACATACAGCGCGATCTTGAAACTGTCGCCGGGAAAGTTATGGACTCCCTGCAGCAGTTCCTGCTTGAAGCTGTTGCAGACCGTGGAAGCCGTAATCATACTTTCACCTTCAGATCCGGCTCACGATAGGTGTCTTTCTTGGTGCGCCCCTTGGCATACTGCTCGTCCATCGCCAGATCGCGCTCGAATTGCGCCGTATAGCGCTGATACAGGTTGTCCTCCGACTTCATGTAGACGCAGGCCTCCATCAGCGAACCCGACACCAAGGCGTGCGCGAAGTGATCGCCCAACCACGTGGTGCCCGCAATCACGATGGACGGCGGCTCAAAGAAATAACCCAGGTCCATGTCGTAATCGGCGTCCGGCACCGGGCCCACCAGCAATGTGTTCTCGTTGAGCACGGTATAGAAGCGCGGGATATCGCTGCCGCCGTCGGGATAGCACTCGCGGATGAATTCGGGATCCTTGCTGAGCAGGATCTGCACCCGCACCGGCGTAGTCGTGCCGCGCACCCGGATGTAATCCGCCGCCAGGAAATCGCTGGGCAACAGGACGCGGTCGTTGCCCAGCGTAAGCGCGCCGGTCGCATCCTTCCGGTAGTTGGGGAGCCTCACCCGCAACATGATGCGGCTCTCGGTCAACCGGATGAAGTTGTCGATATTATCCACGAACGACGCTTCGAAGTCTTCGCTGTACTCCTGGATCGCCGCCCGCAACTCCACGTAGTTCATCAGTAGATTCCGCTGAAGCCTTTACCCTTGGTGGCCGCGCCGCAGCCGCGCACCGCGCCGCCGGTGGCCATCTTTTTCGGCTTGGCGTTGGTCTTGGGGAAACCCTTGCGCACCTTGGCCACGCCGCCCGCCGCCATCTTGTCGCAGGTGCCGCCGTGCTCCACCTCGGCCACCTTGCCGCCTTCCTTCATCATGGGCGGCGGTGGACCGGCAGGCGGCCCCGGCGCTGCCGCTGCCGCTACCGGAGGAACCGGGGCCGCGCCCATGTCGTCATCGGTCACCATGGGCACCGGCGGCAGTTTCTTGCTCTTGTCCACCTTGTCGCCCTTGTCCGGCTGGCCTTTTTCCGCCACAGGCCGACGCCGCTTGATCGCGCCGCCCTTGGCTTTCTTCTCCGGCTCCGGCGGCAAATCCTCGGCGGCCTTGCCGGTATCTCCCCACTCGCGCTGGCGTTTGCTTTTAGCTTTCGGACTGTCGCCCTCTTCGTCCTCAATCGCCACCGCACCGCCCTTGGCGAAAGCAGGCGGCAGGCCCTGCATGGCGCGGAACCGCGCCATCTGCGCCAGATCGGGAGTCGGCGCGGCGGTCATCGGCGGCGCACCCGGGGCCATGCCGGGAGCCATCGGCGGCACCGGCGGCACGGCACCGGCAGGCAAACCTCCGCCGGGAGGCGGCAGCGGAGGCACTCCCGCGCCAGGAAGCGGCGGCCCGGGCGGCGGCCCAGGAGGCATCATGCCGGGCGTCAACGCCGGAGGCATGGCCGGAGGTGGTCCCCCGGCGGCGGCCAGCGGAGGTGGTCCTCCGGCTGCCGCCATCGGAGGCGGTCCCGGGGGACCACCCATACCGGCACGCACCGCCAGTTGAGCAGCTAGCGGATTGGCGGGCCCGCCGGGAGGCGGAACCGGACCCATGGCCGGAGGGCCTCCGGCTCCCGGGGGCGGTGCCGCTGGCGGCACCATGGCCGCAGGCGGCGGTGCCATCGGCGGAGGCGGCGTGACCGGAGCCGGACCAAACGCCGGAGCCGTGGGCGAAGCCGCCGACAAAGTGCCCATGCCGCTGCCCACCGGACCCGGAGCCGGAACCTGTGCGTCCCTGGAAAATCCCGGCGCGGACATACGGCGACCGCGCCAATTGTTTCTGCTGTCGGTATCCACTTCGCCTCCTTTGGCAAACTCGTAGTCGTATCCCGCCGGTCCCTCAAGCTGCGGCTCGCCGATGGTCGAGATGCCGCTGTAATCCACTTCCGGCACGCCCCGGCGGCGCATCACCGCACCCGGCGACGTGACCACCGTGCCGGTGTTGTAAGCGACGTCGGCATCGCGCGGCGGCGCGTTGCGCACACGCCGGTTAGCCATATACTGTCCCGCCAGATTGCCCGCCGCCGCGCCCAGCGCGCCCAAAGGATTGCCGCTTTTGGCCGCGCCCTGATTGACCGCCTTGGCCAGCGACCGCCAGTCGAACTTGCCCACGTTGGCCGCCGTCACCGTCTGATCGCCGCCACTGGTCGGTGCTGCCGGGGTGCTGCGGGTAGTGGAAGGCGAGGCTCCCGTCGGCAACCCGGAAGTCGCCGCCGGGATCACCACATCCGCCGTGCTCACTCTCCGGGGCAACTGCGCGCGCACCGGGGCCAGCTCAGGATATTTATCCGCCGCAGTTCCGGCCAGCACGTCCGGCGTAGTCGGCGAAACGTCGGGCAGATCCAGGATGGTGGCCGGGGCCGCGCGTTGCGCTGTCTGCAGCGGTTTGATCTGCGCAGTGGACGGCGTCGATCCGTAGACTCTAAGCTTCGCCATGTCCTCCGGCGTCATGGAATCGTCGTCCACGTTGAAACCGCCGTAGTAGAACCGCTTGGTGTCGCCGTCGTCGTAGACGCCGCCTTCAGCGAACTTGAATTTGCGGCGCTGCGGCATGCCCCGTCGGTGCGGCGCAATCGATACGAAGCCTTTCTTGTTCACGTGAGAACCTCCACCGCGCCCAGCGCCGACGTCAGCGCGAACGAATCCGAGGGACGCCAGTGCGGAAGAATGCGGCTCTGGTAATAGTCTTCGGGACGCGACCTGCGCAGCGCCTCGGCATCGAATATCACGGCTTCGGGCAAAAAATTCTGCGGATGGTCGGGATCCCAGCAGGTGGGGCAAGCCAGCAGGTTGGTGCGTTTGCCGCGCACCGTGATCTCCTGGGCCTCGTTATACGGATAACTGAAACCGCAGATGTCGCAGATGCGATTGGCGTACTTTCCACCAGCGTATTTGGCGGCAACCGGCATTACAGCGGATACCCCCACGGCACCCAGCGCACCGACGCGCGGTCCCGGTCTTCGTCGCTGGCCAGCATGAACTGCTCTTCGTAGAACTGCTTCAGCATGGGCACGCGCTGCTGCGCCGCCGGGTCGGTGTTCTTGAGCGCCAGATAGTAAGCCAGCCCCGCCGTCAGCGCCGGAATGAAACGGAACGGCACCTCCGGCAGCGCCGTGCCGCCGCTGCCCAGGCCCGCCATGCGGCGCAGCCATACGTAGCGCAGGCTATAGTAGGCGTCGCGATCCGGCACCAGATACAGCACGAAGCTGGGCGCGATCTGGCGGCGGATGTGAATGATGCTGGGCCGCCCCTGGGCATCCTTGCGCGGAATCGCTTCGTATTCGGAAACGCTCATGCGCGCCAGCGGAAAATCCACCGGCGTGTCGCTCTGGTCGTAGTAGCGCAGCTCATGCTCGATCAGATCGATGGTGTCGCCGGGCAGCGGGTATTCCACTACGCCTTTCTGCAGCGGCAGGAATCCGGTTTCCAGCGTCCACAGATTCAGCCCGCGATTGGCCCACTCAATCGACAACAGCTCCAGTGACCGGCGCGCGGTGCGCAGTCCGTAGCCGGAACGGAACTCGATGCCCGCCCGCTCCGACGCCTCTTCGGCGATCTCCGCCACATCGAAAACCGGAAACACGTCAACCCTCTTTGCGCGCCTGCGAAAGCGCGATAGCTATCGCCTGCTTCGGATTGGTCACCGGCGGGCCTTTCTTGCTCCCGCTGTGCAGTTCGCCCGACTTGAACTCGTGCATCACCTTGGACACCTTGGCCTGACGCCGCTGTTTGTTCATCGCTGGGCCCTCGGAGGCATGTTAGTCGAATCCTATCCCGCCCGTCCAGCGCCCGGGGCGCGGAGGCCAAAATCCACTTAGAGGCAAATGAACCGTTTGAACAGTTTAAGGCCATTTAGACGATATAGCGCATATAGCTCGTTTATCTGATTTAGACTAAATATCTTATTTAATCAGAATAACTCATTTGAGCTGGAGCAGTTTTCACAACTGGCGCATTATCAACACCTTACGCTAAGTGTTTCAATTCGATCATTACTCGTGACTTAGCGCTTGACGGCACCCCGGGACCGGGCGGACACTCAGAACTTCCGACCCTGGTGAAACGAGCCGGAACCGGGCCGCGCTGAGCGGACCCCAACATACGGACACTTACGGGGACACCATGACAACACCCGCTATCTTTCCGCCTATTCCGGGGGAAAAACACCCCTCCTGGGCCCACCAGCTCGCCATGTACTGGTTCGTGGTCGAACTATGGCTGGCCGGACATCGGGGAGCCTATCTGGCCTGCGACATGGGCGTAGGCAAGACCAAGGTGGCCATCGACCTGATCGGTTACCTGCAGAGCCAGTCCCCGGAACCCGTCACCGTCCTCTACGCCTGTCCCCTGCGCGTGTGCGAGGTGGTGCGCCAGCAGTTCCGCATGCACGCCAGCTTCCCCTACTGGGCCGCCATCCTGGACGACTCGGTGCGCGGCGGCACCGACGGCAAGCTGGAGATCGCCCGCGACACCATGCGCCGCGCCCAGGCCATGCGGCAGACCGCCGTCATCGTCGTCAACTACGAATCCGCCTACCTGCCGCCCTTCGCCGCCTGGACCAAGAGCCGCCCCTGGACGCTGCTCATCTGCGACGAGCTGCACCGCCTCAAGCGGCCCGATGGCCGCCAATCCCGCTTCTTCGCCGAGATCGCGCGCGTCTCGCTCCACCGCCTGGGCATGAGCGGCACGCCGCTGGCCCATTCGCCGCTCGACCTGTGGGCACAGTTCCGCATCCTCGACCCCACCATCTTCGGGTCGTCGTACTTCGCCTTCAAAACCTTCTATGCCGTACTCGGCGGCTACCTGCAGCACGAGGTCAAGGGCTGGCGCAACCAGGACGACCTGCACCGCAAATTCTTCTCCATCGCCATCCGCGTCGAAGCCAAGGACGTGCTCGACCTGCCGCCGGAGATGGACGAGCGGCTGTATTGCACGCTCTCGCCGCGCGCCCGCCAAATCTACCGCCAACTGGAGCAGGACCTGATCGCCTACCTGGACGGCCCCGAGGAACTGATCACCGTGGCCAACAGCATGGTGCTGCTCACCCGCCTGGGACAACTGGTGGGCGGCACACTGCGCGACAACGACCGCAAAGAACACCACGTGGACGACAGCAAGCAGCGCCTGCTGACCGACCTGCTGGGCGATCTGGCCGACGACGAGCCGGTGGTGGCGTTCGCGCTCTACCGCAGCGACCTGGATGCCATCCACCGCGCCAGCGCCGCCGCCGGGCGCGTCTCGGTCGAACTCAGTGGCCGCGCCAACCAGCTCACCGACTGGCAGGCGGGCCGCGCCAGCGTGCTGGCCGCCCAGATCCAGGCGGCAGGCGAAGGCCTGGACTTCACCCGGGCGCGCTACGCGGCTTTTTTCTCGACCGGCTTCTCTCTGAAAAATTTCACGCAGGCGCGCAAGCGGCTGCACCGCCCGGGACAGCAGCGGGCCGTCTGCTACTACCACCTGCTGGCGACCGACACCATCGACCTCTACGTGGCCGACGCCATCGAACGCCGCGCCGATCTCGTGGAGAGCACTTTGAAGGGAGTACGAGACCATGCCTTACGACATCACCCCCACCGATGAGATCGAAAACGATAACGGCAAACCGGAACCGGAACTGGTTCTGGAAACCGGCGACCCGATGACCGCCAAGTTCGTGCAGTTCGTGGAACTGGCCGAACAGAAGCGCGAACTCAACCGCCAGCTCAAAAGCGTGGAGGCGGCCATCGGACGCCTGGAGCCCGCCCTGCTCGAATATCTGCAGAGCAAGGGCTTCCGGCATATTAAGACCCAATATCCCGAAATGACCCTGTGGCTGCGCGAAGAGCTGTGGGCCCGCCCGCGCTTTCCCGGCGAACGCGCCCGCGTCTGTCAGGCGCTGCGCAGCGCCGGAGGCGACTGGGAAAGTTTTGTGGAAGTCGATTTCAACACCCTGACCCTGTCGAGCTACGTGCGCGGCCTCAAGAAGGCCAACCAGAAACGCATCGACCGGGGCGAGATCGACAGCGTAGCCGACCTGCTGCCCAAGGACCTGAGCAGCGTGCTCAACGTCAATTCGAACTTTCGCGTGCAGGGCCGCCGCCGTTCGTAATCCGGTTCCGATGCAACGTCCACCAACCCTGCCCGCGAGGCAGGCGCAAAGGAGTTTTTCATGGAAGACCGTAAAGCACTCACCGTCCTGCGCACCGGCGAAGCCGCGCTGGGCGACTATTTTCCATTGATTCACCCGCAGGGCCAGCAGGACCTGACGCGCATGTACCAGGGAGATCTGCTGCGCGAAATCACCATCCAGGACCTGCCGCGCCTCCAACCCGCGCCCGGCGGCCTGCCTCACTTCGTGATCGCGGGCGATACCAACAACGAACCCATCCGCCTGCTCAGCGGCATCATCATGGCCGAACGGTCGGCGCGGCTACTGTGGGACCAGAACGTGCGCAAGGGATCGATCCCGCGCTGCACCTCCAAGGACGCCTTCTGGGGCGTGGGCGATCCCGGCGGCGACTGCCTGCAGTGCCCCATGGCTCAGTTCGGCAGCGATCCCAAGGGCGGAAAAGGGCAGGCCTGCAAACACATCCGGCAGATTCTGCTGTTGCGCGAAAACGAAATCCTGCCCTGCCTGATCGCGGTGCCGCCGACCAGTTTAAAAAATTCCAAGCAATATTTTCTGCGCTTGCTCAGCTCGCGCACGCCGCCCTGGTCGGTGGTCAGCACGCTCACTCTGGAACGCGCCACCAATGATCGCGGCGACAACTACGGCAAGATCAACTTCACCAAGGGCCCGCTGCTCAGCGACGAAGAGAAGGCGCTGATGCGGCCCTACGCCATGGCCATGGCCAACTTCCTGCGCCCCATCGACCTCACCATGGAAGACTACGCGGTGGTGGACGGCCAGGAGGGCGAACAACCCGACACGCCTCACGAGTAGGAGGCGCGCGTGATCGACTTCAGCTTCGCCGAGATCGAACGCTTCTGGCTGCACGAACTGCCCGAGGCCCGCCATGCTGGCCCCTACAAGCTGGAATCGCGCTGCCTGCACCCGGGCGCTGACAACCGGCACGCGCTCAACATCGATCTGCGCAAAGGCGTCGCCTGCTGTCACACCAAATGCAACGGTTCCGGCTGGAACATGGTCGGCTGGGTCAAGCACTGGCACGACCTGGATGAGCGGCAAGCCATGCAGTACGTGCTGGTGCACAGCGGCCATCCCGGCGGCCAGCACGTGCTGGCATGGAATGTGCCGCTGGCCCGCCCGCTGAGTGTGACCGGCGACGATTTCAGCCTGGGCCTGCTGGCGCAGAACATCGAGCGCGCCCGCACCCGTATCTACGAGAAGGCGCGCGACGCCGCGCCACCGGACGCGCCGGTCCACGACGCCGACTACAAGGCCACCGGCCTGTGGGCCTACCCGGCGATCCGCGCCGTCAAGCTGGCCGTCAAGCACCTGCCGTCGGGCAAAAAGGAGATGCGCTGGTTCGCGCTCACCCCCAAGGGCGGCTGGCTGTGGGGGCTGAAGAAGGCCGGTCTGGAAGCTCCGCTCTACCGGGCGGAGGAGATCCAGAAAGACCAGCCGCTGTGGGTCCTGAACGGCGAAAAGGCCGTGGATCGCGCCCGCGCCGAAGGCGTCAATGCTACCTGTCTGCCGCACGGCGAAGGACACTGGCGCGACCACTTCCTGCCGTTTTTCGAAGGCCTGTCCGAGGTCTGGTGGCTGGCCGACAACGACCGCGCCGGAGCCACCAACAGCAGCCTGCACACCAGCCGTCTGGCGCGCGCCGGAATCGCCGCCCGGCTGGTGGCGCTGCCCGATCTGCCGCCCAAGGGCGATTTTTGGGACTGGTTGGAGGCGGGCCGTTCGGTGGCCGAGGCCACGGCGATCTGCCGGGACGCGCCCCTGGCCACGCGCCAGCGCATCGATGAGTACGAGGCCAACCGTCAGCAGCCATCTCTGCCGGTGCCGCCGGTAACCGCGCCCGAAGACAACGGCCAGCCGCCCGCCGCCGATCCCCCGCGTCCCGCCGATCCCGGCGGCCCCGACCTGATGCCGTTCCGCATGACCGACCAGGGCAACAGCGAACGCCTGATCCTGCTGGCCGACGGCGACATCGCCAACTGCATGGGCAAATGCCTGGACTATCACGACCGGCACTGGGCCGCCGACGACCAGGAGGCCCGGCGCTACCAGCGCGCCATCGCCGCCATGCGCCTGCTGGCTCAACAGGCACACGCCCGGTCGGATGCGCGAATGTACACCTGGGCCCTCAAAAGCGAGAACGAAGGGCCGCTTACCAAGATGGTCAAGCTGACCGCCCGGACTCCAACCATCCACATCCCAGCCAGCCGCCTGGACGCCGACCCGCAGCTCATTCCCTTTCAGAACGCGGTCTACGATCTGGCTGCCGGAAAATGCCGCGAACACCGGCGCGCGGATTACTTCACCCGGTTGTTCGCCGCCGACTACCGTCCCGACGCGCCCCCGCCGCTGCGCTTCCTCAAGGTGCTATGGGAACTGATGGGCGGCGAAAGCGAATCCAGCGCCGACCAGGAGCAGGCCAGCGTCATGCTGGATTACCTCCAGGACCTGACCGGCTACTGCGCCACCGGCTACACACGCGAAAAAATCATCATCCTGGTGATCGGCACCAGCGGCAATAACGGCAAGAGCCTGTTCCTGGACATCCTCAACGCCATCTTCGGCGACTATGCCGTGACCGTGGACCCGCGCCTGTTCACGCAGGACTCCGGCTACGGCGACGGCAACCGCAGCGCCGAGCTGGCGCGCACCCGGGGCACGCGGCTGATCGTCAGCTCCGAACCGCGCCGGGGCAGCAAACTGAGCAACGAAATCATCAAGCGCATGGCGTCGGGCGCGGGCATGCTCAGCGCCGCCTTCAAACACCGCGACCCGTTCAGCTTCACGCCCACCGGCAAGATCGTGCTGGAGTGCAACCACCATCCGGCCTTCGACGTCACCGATCAGGCGCTGACCTACCGCATCTGCATGGTGCCCTTCAACGTGCAGATCCCGCGCCAACGCATGGACCGCTTCCTCGGCCAGAAGCTATTGGCCGCCGAACGCGACGGCATCGCGCGCTGGATCGTGGAAGGAGCCCGCCGCTACGCGGAGCGGGGCCTGGAGCATCCGCTCTATGCCCAGCGGGTCACCGAGGCCGCCAAGGAAGAGGCGGTGGCCGACGACGATCTGGACGAATTCATCAGCGACACTTTCGACTGCCATCCGCACTACAGTTGCAAGCTGGGCGAGGCCTACGCCGCCTACCGCGCCTGGGCCCGCAAAAACGACATCCGCTTCCCGCTGGGGCGCAACAGCCTGGGCGAGCACCTGGGCCTGCGCCCCTACATCCGCCGCACCCTGGCCAGCGACCGCACCGTGCGCCTGCACGGCATCACCCCCAAAGAGCAACCCGCCGCCGCCCGCGCCGGGCGCGACCGGCAGTACAAGGACGACGAATGAAACTCACCGACGCCAACGCCGACTTTCCCCAGGTGATCCGGCGCATCCACGCCGCCATCAGCCCGCGCCTCGACCAGTGCTTCGAAGCGGGCAACCTGGAAAACCTCTTCCCGCTGCTGGCCTCCTGGCCGCCGGGCGAACTGCGCCTGCTGCGCCGCGACACCGCCCGCTTCTACCGCCTGATCGCGCAGGAGATCGAGGACGGCTACCGCCGCGACGCGCTCTCCCCGGAAACTCTGGCCAGCCCGCTGCGCGCCCGCCAGATTCACGAACAGTACCGCGCCGCGCGCCTGCAGGCCATCATCACCGCCACCGAGATCCTGACCGCCATCCGCTTCTTCCTGGACGTGCGCTACTACCAGCCCCTGACCGAAGCCGACGCCCGGCGCAAGGCCTGGGCGGGGCAGCGGGAGGTGTCATGAAACTCTGGCCCTGCCACCTGCGCTGCGCCGTGATCCTGCTGGCCGACCGGCGCATCTGCCTGCGCCTGCAGCAAGGCGCGGTGATCCACCTGCTGCCGCTCGAAACCCAACAGTCCTTAAAGCTGGCCGGAGCCCTGATCGACGCCGCCCGCCGGGCCCTGGGCGAGGCCCCCGCCGCAGCGGAGGAAAAACATGCCTGAGCACGACCCCGACCACGACCGCCTGACCCGGGAAGAAGCCCTGGCCGAACTGGCCAAGCTGCGCGAGACGCTGCAGGAAGCCGGGCGGCTGCTGGACGACATGAGCGGCCTGCTGGCCCGCGCCGACCGGCTGCGCGAGAAGGCCGAACAGCGCGCCGACCAACTGGCGGGCGCGCTCGAAAGCGTGCTGGAGGTGGTCGATCTGATCACCCTGGCCCCCCGGCGGCAGCCATGAATACCTGGGTGCTGCGCATGGTGGGCTGCGTCTCTGGCGAACCCACCCCGTTCGACGGCCTGTACGTCAAGGCCTACAATCCCAGCTACCGGCCCCCGGGATATAAGTACGACGGCGGCCTGCTGGAAGTCACCGGCGATCCCAATGAAGCCCTGCAGTTCGCCGATATCGGGGCGGCGCTCGCCAAGTGGCGCGAGCCCTTCGGCCTGCGCCCGGACGGCCAGCCCAACCGCCCGCTCACCGCCTGGAGCTGCGAAGTCCTGCCGCTGGCCCAGGCGCTGGCGGAGGCCTCATGAGCCCGCGCCACGCCCCCGACCCGCCCGCCCGCCGGGCGCTGGAAAAGCTTTTGGCCACGGCAGCAGCCGACCCGCGCCTGATGCGATCTGGATGGGACGAAATCATGGAAGCGTTCGCCGCCTACTGCGCGCGCGCCTACCAGTTGGGCCGCGACCGGGGGCGGCGCGAACTGATGAGCCGGATCGGAGGCAAACCATGAAGCCGAAGTGCCCGAAATGCCAGAGCCGCATGGAGTGGAAAGACTCCTGGGGGGAAGGCGAATCAGGACAAGGCGGGTACAGCCTCTGGCAATGTCCGGCATGCAAGAACATCGAAGTGTTCTCCAACTATGAACTCCCGGGAGGCCAACCGTGAGCCCGCCCGCCGACGCCGAAGGCCCGGCCTGGGTGCCCTGCCCGGCGTGCGACGAATACTGGTGCCGGATCCACCGCCAGCACGCTTTTGAGTGCCCCTGTCCGCCGGTGGACGAATGGCCCTGCAACCCGTACGCCAGCGGGGGTCCGCCCCTGGCTGCGGGTGCAGTACGGACCAGATAGTAGGTCCGGTATATTTTAGACCGTCCAAATGTCCGTATTTCACACTACTGTAATTAAACGCAATAAATAAGATTTACGGATTCTTTCAGAATATACCGTCTATCCTGTTCCAATGGGTCACGCCCAGAAGCGCACCCACTACCAATGGCGGCAGCTACGGAAGGCAATGGCTCCCGTACTGTGCCAGCCCGGCGTCGATTACCGGGAGGTGGCAGCCGAATACCAAATCAGCGTCAATACGGCCCGTAAGTACCATCAGATTGTTCAAGATGAAGGACCGGAGGCGCTCATCAACCTGCACGACGGACGACCCTATAGAAAGGAGAAAACATCCGGCATCAGCAGTCCAAAGCTACGCGCCAAGGCGGTCGAGAAAGCAGTCGAAAAGCTGCTTCGCGTCCGTCTGAGCGCCCGATAAAAACCCAAGAGCCGACTAGCGGGGATTTTCGCTTAACGACCCAAAAATAAAAAAACCAAACCCCGTTAACCGGAACAAGGCTAAACAAGGCAACGAACCACTATGAACCCGGAAGCAAAGCAAACCAAAACCGAAGCCACCGAGAGAACCGTAACCCGCTTCCGGCCCCAATCAAATCAAACGGACACCGAACAATGAACGAAGCATGGACGAAACGATACAGAAATGACGAATTCCAGGGAGTAGCTCACGGGAAGAGCCCGGCCCCCGCAACCTTTCTCACCGGGCTCCTTCCTGCCGATACTTAGTGAAGTACCCGCCGTTATAGAGGGACGTTAAAAATTTATCCAACTCTTCTACGGTATGAATCACCGCACAGTGGGCACCGGCCTCGCGCCACCTGTCCAACCAGTGCTGCTGGAGTGGTGTTGCCGATTGTCCAGGGCGCTTCAATTCGATCTCCATGTGGCACCCTTCGTGAAGTACATAAACGTCCGGGTCGCCAGCATGTACGAAAGCTGACCCATGACGCTTCCGCACGACCGCTCCGGGCAGAGCTAACTCCAGGTGTTTCAACACGGTACGCTTTAACTGCGCTTCCCGTCCAGGCATGCCGGTGCCAGTCTACCATAAACCTCAAGTTGGTTTTCGATTTTACACGCTTAGTCCTGGCAGACAAAGGGCCAACGCCTTTGGCCCGCTGACTTTTAACGCTACACGAAAGTCATTTCCCTTTTTCCCTATATAGAAGCATTCTTCATTTTTATCGTTTCTACAAAACACAAAAAAAAGTAAAAAATAATCAGTATCTATCTCTGTTTTCATGAGGTTTGAGTGCCTTGACTTTTTCTCAACAAAAGTCAGAAGTCAGGTATAGCCGTCCCGCGCGACTGCGCGGAGATTCGGGCGCGGAATACGCGCGTACCAATGCCTTTGAATAGGACCCGAGATACGAAACACGGGATATATGGCACGAGACTATGGGACCCGAGAGTCGTGAGGGGGGATCTGTGGCATGGGACGATAGGACCCAGAAATCATGAGGGAGAAATATTATCCCGATCAGGCTCTCCGGCTGTCGGGCCGGGCCGGGGGCCCGGTACCGGGTGGGGTCGGGCGGAGCGGCAGGCCCGAGACCAGCCTCCCAGGCCGGGGTGAAACAGATTCCGATAAGGGTGATTATGTATACTTTTCACCTGCGGATTCGTAGCTAAGTCCTGCCAATTCAGCGAATTACGCGCGATTTTCCGGGATTGGTGCAATTTGGCGGGGTTTGGCGCGGTTTCGAGGTGCGGGGAAGCGGGCCCAGGCCGCCCGCCAGGGCGGCGCAGAGGGCCGGATTTGGTATAAAAATCGGCGGTGTCTGTTTGGGGTTCGTGCTTCGCCACACCACGCGCGTCACCCATCGAGAAAGCCCTTTCAAGTTCCGGCAGCCCGATTCCAATGCCTGTTCCTGGCCAGCTTTCGCATCGTCTGTACGGTCTTGCCCGCCCGCCTGATGGTTCCGGCTGTCCGGCTGCCTCGTCCCGGTAGGAATACCGCTAGCTCGCGTTCTTACGCAGATTGCGTTCGAACCTTTGGCGGCGGGCCTGCACGAGGCTGCCGGTCCCGGCGGCGTGCTCTACGACGCGCCGCACATAGCAGAACCGCTCTGCGATGGCGGGTGAGATTCGGGCCACCTGGGCCGCTGTCTCGGTTCCCAGTTCCTGGCCGAGGATATCCAGGCCTCCAGGCTTGGCGAGTTCCGTGAGCCAAAGGCAGACCCGTTCGCCGGGCAGGTGTTTCCGGCGGGCCCAGATCGGGTCCAGCGGGCAGACCGGAGCGGAGCAGGTCAGATAGCGGGGGCACTCGCGCATGGTCAT